TTTACCTATTACTTCTGTTAGTAAAATTGTGAGCGTTTTTAAAGGTAGTCTTCCATTTAAGAAGGATAATCGTTTATATATAGGTGATTCTGCGGTTTGGAATAGTATCGATTTGTTAGATTATAATTTATATCCTCTTATCCAAAAACAAGTTTATCCTGGTAGTTGGACTTTCTCTAATCAAAATTTAATTGACATGGCTACTCCAAAGAAGAAGTTCTATAATAGTGGTGACTTGATTCGAGGTTTGTTTTCACGTGTTGAGATCGATTTTAAGTTACCTTTTATTCGTTATTGGAGTATTGATGTTATTAATGGTATTTTAATTAAACCTAGAGCTTTCCCTGGTTTAATTACTTCAAAATTATTTGGTCATAATAGGGGTTTAACTACGGGTTTTTCTAAAACTTTTGCTAAAGAATATTTTGAATTCATTATTAAGAGATATAAGCAAGTTTTTGATATGTCTTTAATCACTGTAGGTGGTAGGGAAAAGAGGGTTACATACTCTGACGAATTTAAGATTTTAAAGACGCGAGTAGTTTTAATGATGGAAGATGTTCCTACTCTTTTAGGTCAGAGTGTTGCCGTTGTTTTAACTAAAGCTTTTCAGCGTCTTAACGAAGGTTACAATTTTGTTGGGAGATCACTCGAACAACGAAATCACGCTAACATTGTTAAGGAGTTAAGTTTAGATCCTAAAACTACAATTGTATTTAATGCTGATTTTTCTGGACATGATAATCATGTTGATGAGCATCAGATTGTTACTGCTTTCGCTGTTTTAAGATTATGTTTTCCTGAGCACTGGAAGTTTATGGATAAGCTTTTTGTTTATTTTCTTTCTGGTATGTTAGTGAAACATATTGTAATTCCTGGTAGTAACTTTATTTACCGTATTACTAAAGGTATCGCAACTGGTAATCCTTTTACTTCTCTTGTTAATACTACGGTAGCTTATATGACTTTCGCTACCGCTATTTATAAGGTATCTAATTATAGTGAAATTTCTCAGACTCGACTTTTTGTTGCAGGTGATGATGTTATCGGAGTAATACCTATATCAATTTTAGATAAATTATCTACTGAGTTAAGTTATAACAGTGGTATGAAAATAGACCCTATTAGTTGGCATTGTGGTCCATTAGTTTCAAATGATATTTATTTTCAACGATCTTTCCTTAAGAAGAAGTTTACTTTGATGGGACCCGCTTGGAATAATTTGGAATTATTGGACAATTTATATGTTAGTG